TTCACAAAAACCTTGAGGTAGGTAAATATTTTGTGTCGTCGGAGCACAAATTATTCTGTAATTTGGCGGAGGATTTATAAAAAATGTGGTATAAATCCAACCTTGCTGAAGTTCGGGATTTGTGTGTCCAAAAATTCTATAAGTGAATTTTCCCCAGCTTTTTCGTACTCTTTGGCGCATTCTGGCAAGAAGCATTTTAAACGTATCATAAGGAATATCAGACATCTCTTCTATTTCAACAAATCCCAAATTCAATGATTTCAATTTATTTGGTTCATCAAAGTGTCTGAATAATATTTCAGAACCGTTATGGAATATGAGTTTTTGCTCTGAAGAATTCCATTTATAATCAAGCCCTTCTTTGAATCCGATATTATCTAAGTGCTCAAAATAAGTTTTTAATGTTGTATCACGCACAAGAGTGTAAGTTTGAGCACCAACAAGCCCTCTTATTCCCGGGTATTTTATTGCAAGCAATATACCAAGCAAAGCTCCCGCAAAAGTTTTTCCCGAGCCGTAACCACCTTGATATACAGCAATATCAAGCGTATAGTTGTGAGGAATTTCCAAAAATTCCCTTTGTGCATCTAACAATTTGTATTTCATATTTTCACCTCTTAAAAATTGACAAAGAAAAAGGGAAGAATTATATCTTCCCTCATTAGGAGTTATACTATGCAAAGCTTTAGTAATTATTGAGTATTTTGTGCATCTTTAGAAAGGAAATTGTTTGCATTTTCTACTCCATATTGTTCAAGTGCAAACTTAAAACATTCAATCCAGTTGATACGTTGAGAAACTTCAGGATTTTGGACAAAAGATTGAATAACTTCAAATAGCTCTTTTAGTTTGGATTTTCTCTCAAAAGTTGCTTTTCTGTCGCCGTATCTGTATATGTAATTTGAATTTCTTACTTTGTCATCTATGTCGATAAATTCATTTCGCCCTTTATCGTTGATAAGTATAGATTCTTTTCCGATTTTGAAGTTTGAAATAAGTTCAGCAGTTTTTTCGACCATCGGAACAATTACTTTTCGGTTAATTGATTCAAGTATCATATTTAGTCTGGCTTCCTGCCCTCCGACAGAGTAGTTTATTTCGGTTGCAGTCCTGTCAAATGATTGCAAGTTACCTGACATATTTTTGAATATACCTGTGGCACTTTCTGTTGTGGATTTAAAATAGTTCAAAAAGTCCCATCCGGTCATAGCTTTATCAAACGATAACGGCGTAGGAACAGAAGTCATAAGCGTTGAATCATATTCAATAATTTTACCGGGACTTATATCTTGAGTGCCTCTAAAACATCCTTTAGGAGCCAAGTATGGAGGATTCATCATTAGAGCTAATGCATCAAGCTGCTTATTCAAAATTGTGGATGAAATATTGTTTAAAATAAGTGCAACTCGAAGCGGAGAAATTCCTCTCCCTGTTGACGGGCATTCAATAATATTGGCGTGAATAAACGGATTTATGACAAAAGGGTTAGCTTCTAATCTTATAATAACCTTTCTGCCGGCAACTGAAATCAATTGATTTTTAAGTGTTTCACCGTTCGGGAGTTCTATATCGCCCCAAAATTCAAGTACCTCAATTTTATTATTTGAATATTTTTCGTTATATCCTTGTTTTTTTGCCATCACTCCTTTCAATAGTTCCAGCTTTTCTGTATTTAACATGTTGTTTGATTTATTTGTTTTTATTTCATCAAATGTTTGATATGTTCTGTAAATTTTTGAACATGAGTCCCAATTCGTAATTCCGTTTTTATCAAAAACAAAGTCTTCATAATTGACAAATTTAACTTTGGCATTGTCATATACAATTTTGTCTTCTATGGTAAAGGCGGCATTAGTATTATTTTCTATTTGTTCTTTTATACTGAGAGGACGTCTTACTTTTTTAGTACGTGTCTCCCATCCGATAAATAGAGTTACTTCTCCTGTTTCAACTACGGAATCTACAATTTTTTCTATTTCTTCGGTAACTTTCATTTCCTCAAATGTATTGACAAGCATTGCTTTTTGCTTATTTGCATACTTTTGGGACTCAAAATCTACTCCCGAAACATCAAACATCCCATCAGGGTGCGAGTATAAATTTTGCATAATATGCGATTTTAATGTTTGAGAAAGTTCATAAATCTCCGGAAGCTGTATTTTGCAATCCCAACTGTTTATTGTTGGAATTGTTGAGTTGTAAATCGCATTTGAAATAAGCCTGTTATCTGATTTTTGCTGACTTCTTTGCTCGTCATAGTAATCATATTTCTCAATGATACTGTTTAATAAAATTTGTTCAGTGTAGGCATTATGTACAGGTTTTGCCTCTTTATTATTGATATTCATTTTTCACCTCTTTATAATAATATGTTCTGTATATTGCGTATTGATGGATGTCTTGAAGCTTTCCAAATCTTATCGTTTCTTTTGGAATGGTTGCTTCGTACTTAAATCCGGCGAACTTTAGCAACGTTGAAACACGAAAATTATCCGGATATACAAATGCTTTTATTTTGTATAATCCAAGCTCATCAAAGCATTTTTTCAAAAAAAACTTTGCACTATATCGGGTAAATGCACCCCAAGCCTTTTTTTCAAAGCATGTTGTGAGTTCGGCACTATATTTATTGGTATTGTTCCCTGTGAAATTATCCAGCAACGCAAAACCCATAAAATTATCGTCGAAATCTAAAATAGCCCAAATGTAAGGAGAAACTCCCTCTATATAAGAATTGAAATTTGCGTTTGCAAAATCATCATGGAGATATTTGGAATATTTTTCGTAACATGATCTTATTTTAGGTATATAGTGCAAATTTTGAAAAAGAATGAGTCGGGGATTATAAATGACTTGTATAAATTTACACATTTGTTATTTTTTTACCTTATAAAATTTTATATAATTGTTGCCGCAGACGAAATAGTCGGTTTGGCCCGAGAGGAACTTATCTCTCAAAATTTCTTGCGAACCTAAAAAGCCTTCCGCTTGCAGTCCGTTTATGTATGATTTTGTTTTACTTTCTTTATTTATAACCATGTAAATGGCATTTTTTGTAAATAATAAATCCTTGGGAACATCTTTTATATTCGTTAATTCTCGTGTTTTATTTGATTGTTCTTGGCTTAGTATATTTTGGAATTCTTTTTCTGTTTTTGAATGCAGGAATTTTTCATAATTTTCATCATTTAACAGAATTTTTTCAATTTCTTTATCTTCTTTCATTGTCAACCTCATATTTTAAATTTTTTTATCATCTAAATTTGCTATTGTAATGATTTTTGCTTCTTGATAGTTGTTTTCTTCACCTGTTATATTTGAAAAGCCGAGGTATTTACATATAGCTTCCAGAGCTTTTAGTCCGGCTCCTGAGTCTCTTAACTTCTTTTTGCCGGTATAGTTCCCCTCTTTATCAAGTATGTCTTCTTCCTCCAGAGAAAACTCGGCTATTTGTAATAACTTTTGGATAACATAACCTTTTTGTATGCATAGAGTGTTTATTTGTGCTTTAAGTTGTTTTTTTATTTCACTAATTATCAAATCTTTAGACAATAACTCCGCTGCAAATTGCCTTGAATTTTTTGTTTTGTATCCTGCAAGTTTGAGAGCCTGTTCTCCGTCTAAAGTTCTGATATACTCGAGTACAAATTGTTTTTGCTGTTTTGTTAATTGTTTCATCATGTTACATTTCTTATAATAATTTGTGTTTTTTTTTAATAGTTTGTATAATATACATGCTATTTATATTTCGGCTAGTGTAAATCTTAACAGGGGGGAATGAAAACGACTTCCTGTTTTTTTTACGGTTATCGCCTAAAAAGTCTTACTTTTGCACTGTCATTTGCATCAATACTGCTTTTGGATTTTAAGTTCAAAAGAGCCTCTTTGTACATGCTCATCCAATAGTTGAATTTTATATATGACGGATTCCCTTTTAATCTCAGACATGTCCCATATACAAGTAATTGTTCAGCAAAAGGCATGGGCAAAAGAGATTGATCATCAGAAGCAGTCATTCCTTCTTTTTCACTGCCATCTGATGAAGTCGCACAATTTTGAGTATAGTAGATTACTTCTGCAGTTTTATTCTCAGGGAATTTGGGGAATAATAGCTGGTCGGAACAAATTGAATAAGTCTGAGCAGGAGGGTTTGAGGTTAAGAATTTTTCAAAATCACCTTTGAAATGATATTTTGTTCCGTCAATTAGCAAGTGTAATATACGGCCGTTTATAGTATTTTCTACCATTGTCGTTCGAGCCGGAATATTTAATGTTTTTGATCTTAGTAAAAAATTCCAATTATCACTGTTACAAATTTCTCTGTTTATAATGTTTATTATCGACATTATCCTTTTATGGTCATTTTTTACAAGCTCTGAGAAAGCGTTAACTTCCCTGTAATTAAGCTCAAGCAGGCATTTGTTTATAAGTTCTAAGTAATTCATTTAATCTCCTTTTTTGTAAAGTTTGGGAAGGGGATATATCCCTTCCCAAACTCAATTTGCTACAAACTGATTAGGGGTTATTTTATCAAGCCTTGTCTTGCCTGTTCCATTATCAGTTTTTCGTTTTTGGTGAACTCTTCACCACTCATTTTGCCGAGGTCCTCGCGAGTAAAAATCCTGTTGTAATTACTATCGGATGGAGCATGTTGAGCGTATGAAGTCAATTTGCTCTTTGCGATAAAGTTTTCGTCATTTAATGATTTATCGTGTGCGGACTTTTTTAAATAGCGTTCTATTGCATAATTTTCAAGATTTTGTGCAAGATTTGCTATTTTGGAAATTTCATCTTTATCAACATCTAAATCTTTAATGTATTCTAACAATTCTTTACGCCCTTCACTTGTAAAGAAATCCGGATTTTCCTTGTTGAAAATTTCTATGGGATTTACGGTTTCTTTTTCTGGAGGGGGAACTTGTTCTTGTACACGTGGTGTAAGATTTTGCAAAGACTGCTTAAACACATCAATTTGTTGTTTTTTATTTACTAATTCATTCATAAGGTATTGTCCTTGTTGTTGTGTTACTATACCTTGTTGTGTTAACAGCTGCAATTTCTGCACATCTGAGGCAAGAGCTTGCTCGATTTGTTGGATTACATCTGTATAATTTATTTGCGGAGTCACGGCACTTGGTGAAATTCCGTTTATATTCTGGTTTAACATATTGTTCTATTCTCCTTTTTCTTGTTTTTGAAGTGAATGCATGTAGCAAACGGATGCTTCTATTGCGTTGTCTATAAAGCCTGATAAAAAAATCGAGATTATCTCTCTGACAATCCCGCAGAATGGCAAATTATCAAGTATATATTTAATTGCCTGCTTCTTTTTTTGTTCTCCTCTGCCGGAGCCAAGCTCTGTTTCTGCTATTACTACTGCATTTTGTGCTAACTGTTTTATAAGTTCTTTTATATTCGAAAACATTTAAATTTCTCCTGATTTATCGGGTGTACTCTTTTTCACGCGGGGAAAAAGAGTACACAAAATTGGTTTTACAATTTATGATGCGCTTACGATCATTTTGGCAAGTGCAGCCGGTTGAACTGTTTTTGCCCCATATAAATATAAGCCTCTGACTAAATCAGAGAATGAATCTTTATCTCTTAGGCTTTCGATTTTTGCAAGTTGAGAAGCAAATGTAATTGCATCATTTGTTCCTGCAAGAACATAATATTTATCATCAACTTCAGTTAAGTTTGTACTTACTAATACATCCATGCCCGCAATTTGTCCTATTGAACCTTCTCTTAGTGTTTTGTCTGCGATGTTATACGCACTGATAAATTCAGGACTTTGCAATAAGTATGCTTCGATTGTAGGATTTATAACGACCCAAGGGTGAACACCGGCGTATACGGCATTAGAATTTTTTAATGCCATAGCAAGTTTTACAAAATTGCTGTAAATTGTACTTTTATCCAGTTCAATTGGTGCAGCTTCAGTACCGACTGTATTTGCTGATGTTACATCTGTATGCAAGCCTAATAGGTATGTGTCTTGAACTTCTTCAATTGCTCTTTTTGCATTGTTTAAGTGCGCTTCCATAATGTCACCATTTGATTGAGCTTTGGCAACATCATCAATTTTAAAAGCAAAGAATTTTTTCTGGTCTATTTCCAAATCCTTTGAAGTAGGAGTTAAAGACGAATATGTAATACTGTCACTTGTAAGAGTAGAAACAGACACTTCTGCCGGAGTAATAATTTTAACCTTATCGCCTTGTTGTTTAATTTCTCCTTCCCAGTTTCTGTTTACGCATTGCATCATTACGCAGTTTTTTTCTAACATTGTGTTTAATTTAAGACTCCATAATTCCGGAATAAATGCGGAGTAAGTTGTTGAAAAATCTGTCATTTTTTTGTCCTTTCGTGTTTTGTGTGTACGTTTAATATGAGTGGTGAGTAGCTTTTATATTAGTCATCATTGTAAATTTCTCTAAATTGCAGACCTATAATTGCGCAATTGTCCTCAATTTCTTTACCTTCTACGCATAGTTGTACGGCAAAACAACTGCCGCAAATTTCAGCTTTTTCCATTGTATCTGTACCAATTGCCCATACAGGAACGTCAGCATTATCCTGCGCCCAACAGGAAGTTATATCTTCTGATGTTGTATTTTCTTTTCCCCATACGAGCTGGTTAAAGTGTTTTGTGTATATCAATTCTTTGTCATCAGGGAAATGTTCATCAAAATCTTTATATACAGAAAAATTAAATTTGTTCTCGTATTCGTTATCCAAAATGAAATAAAATTCATCTATGAGTTTTCTGTGGTGCGGGTTTGTTAATGACAAGAACGGTGATTTCCACTGGAATGTTACAGCTGAACCGTTAAAAGTTTTTCCGTAATCTTCTATATAAACTTTTCCTGTCGAATCCGCACTGACAATAAATGATTTAAAATTGCAAGCACAGGTTATATTTTGAGGAATAACCCTTTTCATCCATGATTTATTAACATAATCATTTATCCATACCGTGTGATAATACTGCTCTTTTATGTACGGAAAAAAGAACCATACCTGATGTTTATTTTGATAGTGAAGTGCAAAAGATTTATTTATTTTAGGTAAATCTATTGAATCAAATTCCTTTTTAATATTTTGTGAAATTTCAGACCCGAGTCTTATCTGATTTAGCTCCCCGACTTGCTCAAGTGCATATATACCGTTGCTTAAAAAATACTGTTTATTATCAACATTTACAATTGCTTTATTTGAATATGTTCCTTTATCCGCAAAAGGTATAATCGCGAAATC